CACCTATGCCGAGCTGTCGGGCATGTCTGCGACGTTCCAGCTTGGGCACCTGACGCCTGGACTGGCGTTTAGGCATTACGTCGATCAAGTGATCTTGTCGGAGCTCAGAAAGCCGGTGCCGTCGATTCCGATGGCTGGAGTTGGTTGACCTACTGGACACCCAGGATCGCCAGCGGGTCTTGCACCTCAGCGGCCTTGCGCTCGCGAGCCCTCTTCGCCGCCTCAGACTGCATGATGCGGTACAGCAGGTAGAGCTGCTGTTGCTCGGGAGGCATCTCAGCCAAGACCTGCTCGGGCACGGTGATGTTCTCGTACACCTTTGCGCCGGCGGTGGTGTCAAGGATCTTTGTCAGCACGTCGCGGGCAGCTCTGCTGCGTGCCTTCTCTTGATCGACATCCGTGAACTTGATGCCTGTCAGGGTGTTCACCAAACCCTTTGTCCACGCTGCGCCAGACGTGATGCGGTCGTCTTTCGATGCCCGGTACAGGGCGTCCAGCTTCGACCCGCCAGGAAAGAGGTTGACGAATGCGTTCTCAAGAGGCCGTCCGAGAGGGCCAATGTCTTGCTCCAGCACCGAGTAAAGGTCTGACAGTTCGCGACCCGTGTACAGCTGTCTATTGAACAGGTACTCAAGTGGCAATTTGTACAGAGGATTCAGTTGGCCGGCGATGTTCATCCCGGTTCGGCGAGCCGAGTCAAGCACACGCTCTGTTGCCGAGCCTCCGACGCCTGGGCTAAACAGATTCAGCACTCCAGCGTACGGGAGGTCGATGTTGGTGACGAACCGCTGAATGCCTTCGCCGGGGGTTGCTCCTGGGATGGGGATCGCGGCGCTCTGCCGCAAGTGTTCCGGCACAAAGTACTCTTCGTCGCCTTGGCCGCCTCTGGTAATCGCCCGAATGCTCTGCTGCTGCAAGCCGCCTGGGCGGTACAGCATGTTCTCCGCGATCAGAGGAGTGATGCCACGGGTGTAGCTGTAGAACGGCATGTAGCCCTTCAGCTTTTGCTCGCCTGCCGTAAACGCACTTGGTCGGTAATCGACCTGCGACCTGTAGACGACCTCCGCAGCGGCATCTGGGCTGTAGCCTTTCTGCAATGCCGTGAGGTATGCACCGAATCGGTTCGCGTCCTCCACCCGTCGACCAACACGCTCATGCAGCTCCAGCACAGGGTTTCGCGTGACAGCCGGCCCTGGACGCTGATTCCCCGTCAGCATGCCGGTAACGTCAACGCCTCGGACAGTCGTCCAGTCTTTGAGGCCACGGGCGAAATCGGAGCCCTTTCCAAACCACTTGAACGGCGTGAACCCTTCGCCGACAAACGACGTTCGCTCACCAGCGGGTGCGATGCCTGCGAAGTCAGCGAGTTCTCCGGGCTGCGCGATGCCGTTGCGTGCGGCGTCCGCGTTGAACTGCCGCAAGATTTCTGCATCTACCTCGGCGGCGGAGGCCGCTGGGTTTAGTCGACGGTACTCCTGGGCGACGCGCTGGTATCTCGGTGTCTTCCGCGCCCTGGCCAGCAGCCAGTCTGTGGTTCCCGAGGTTGCCCTGGCACCCGCTATGGCGTTCGCAATGATCGTCAGCGGGTTGCTCGTCAGGCCCTGGGTCATCGTCGCGAAGTTGCCAGAGTAGGCATTTCGCGAGTGGTATGCCGGATTGGCGAGAGCCCCCACCTTGAACATGTTGGTGAACTTGCGGAAGCTGGAGGCGAGCGGGCCTTCCGAAGTCGTACCCGTGGTTGGCGCGAGCTGGGCGAGGCTGTCGATCTTTGACTGGCTGACAGAGCGGCCAGAAAGCCCCTCGGCCTCCAGCCTCTGCATCATCCTCCGCTCGTCAAAGCCAAGTTGCCTTGCCGCATCTTCAATTGAAACATAGCCGCCGCCAGCGAATTGGTCTGCCGAGTCAAGCTGCGACGCCTTGCGTAGCTCGGCTTCGATCACCTTTGCGTTCTCGGAGGCACGCGCGCGGCCCAGGTCGTACCGCATCATGTCTTCGATGACTGGTCTGTCGAAAAGGCCGAACCCCTTCTCTGCGAACTGCCTGTCTGCGTTGCGGAGCAGCCGACCGCCAAGCTCCTTCTTTCGGCGAATCAGCTCTGCCTTGCCAACCTCAACAGCCTCGGCAGCCTCTTTCTCTGCTTTTTCCAAGCCACGCTTGACTGCGGGGTCAATCCCGCTCTTGCCGAGGGCCTCTGTGATCTTGGCCAGTTTGGCTTCGGCTTTTAATACGCGGTCCTGCACGCTTCCGTACAGCGTTCCCATCTTCCCCGCTTTTGCAAAGTCAAGCGAGGCCCACGCCTCATCGATAATGCCAGGAATCTCTGCGTCAGTCGCCGCGATCAGCCGGTCTTGCAAGGCCTTCCCACTCAGCACGCCATCCTGGTTGGTCATCAACTGGCGGAGCGATTGGCGGCGCATCGGAAGGTCGTACGAAGGGTTTCGCGAGCGACCCATGTTGTCTTCGATGCTCAGGGCTCTTGCGCCCTTGGTGTACCGGCGGGCTTCTCGCCCCCCAAGCGTCTCTCCCGTGATCGCGTCCCTGATCTCAGGAGGCATCGCGTCTTCAAACCAGACCGACTGGGACGGGAAGAACTGAGTGTCGCCTTCGCCCACGTTCGCTGGCAGCTTGAGCCCTCGCTCAACAGCCTCATTCATTGCGTTCTGCGTGCGTGCCGAGTAGTCCTCAAACACTGCGCGCCAAGCTGGAGTGCCCAAGACGGCGGCGCCGGCCTCGGCGTCGATCAGTTTGTTGACATCACCGCCAGCCTCCACCAAATCCGCAATCGCGTTCTGGATGCGAACGCTGTTGAAGTCGCTCAACTCAGGTCCGAGCGACTCGTCGGTGACAGCCATTGCGTCCTGGCGCAGCTTTTCAAGCTCGCCCCGAATGGCACGCTGGCGAGCAGTGGTGCTTGCGAACGCCTCTCGGTTTCGCCACTGGTCTGCTGGGTCGACTGCCCCCATCACGCTAGTGTCAAACAAAGCGCGAGCCCGGTTTACGAGTCCGCCGGTAATCGGGTTTGTCTTCAGCCCTTCGCCAAGCTGATCTAGGCGCCTGGCTGCGAAGTCCCCGAGCTTTCCGCCAGTGAGCGACACGTTGTAGCCACGCTTCGCAAACGGCAAGCGGAATTCCAAAGAGCCGGCGGCCTTTTGGCCCAACAGGTCATCTACTGAAACGCCGATGGCTGATGCTGCGTCTGCGAATTGCTGGCGTGCCGCATCTTCTGCCGCCTGGCGTGTAGACGCAGTCAGCGTCGGGTTGCTGCCGACGTACGCCTGGAGTACGTCTTCTCCAGTGGCGTTGCGAAGGTACTCGCGGATGCCCTTGCCTTGCCGGTTTGCGTACAGCGCCGCGTCCTCAAGCATGCCACTGCGCTGCAACACCTTGCCGGTGTTCGTCAACGCACCGCGACCGGCAATGGCAAACGGATTGACGTAAGTGAGCGGGTCAAGGAGCGCTTCGGCTGCCAAAGAGCCGGCCCAGTTCGACCAGTTGTCCTCTTCGCCTACCAGCCCGTACTGACGGAGGAGTTCGCGGCCGTCGACCCTGTCGTCGCTGGACTCCCACAGGGCAGACAACGCCTTGCTGGGGCCTCCTGAAAGCGCTCCTCGCACTATCGCGCCAGGGGTATCGAAGATCCAGCCTACCGTAGCGAGGCCAGACGAACCCAGGTTCGACAGGCGACCAAGAAGAGAAGTCTTCTCCTCCTCTGGCATCAAGTCAGTAAGCGACATTCGCTCGCCTGTCAGGAGGCGATGCAGCTCGGCCTTTCGACGCAGCTCTTCGTCTGGGTCGAATATGTCATAGAGCGGCGACGAGGCCATCAGTCAAACGGGTTCCAGGTGTTTCCTGGGTGATAGTTGTCGAACGCCCAGCCCGCTGCGAGTTCTGCCTGCGTGTCACCCATTTCCTCAGATCGCAGAAGATCGACCATGTCGCCCCTGTTCGCAACGGTGTCTTCGCCGTACGTCTGAACCATCTGCTTCAATCGATCCTGTTGCTGTGGAGAAGTCCTCCAAGCATCGCTAAACGGAACGGGCGTGCCAGCGTCAGCGCCGCCTTGCATTGAGGCAGCCACCATCGGGCCAAGCAAGCCTCGCATGCTTGACGCAGCCATTTCTGATGCCGCACGCATGTTGTTGGCGTCGACCTCTGCGGCACGCTGCCCGCCTGGGAGCATGTACTGCAAGGCGCGTTGCTGATTTGCAGTAAGCCCGAACTCACCTTGGTCGCCAAGCATGTCGAACGCATTGACTGCGTTCTGCCCGCTGTCGCGGCCGTTCAGCATGGCGTTCATGGCAACCCGCCGCTGTCTGCCTTGCTTGTCAAGCCCGCGATTTACCGTCCCAACTCCGCGCAGCTTCTGGAGCGCAATCGCCCTCGCGCGGACCTCAATCTCTTGCTCAGTTACAGGCAATCCTCTTTTGCCAAGCTCTTCCTTGGCAGCCTCTCTGGCCTCGTCCAGCACGCCCTCGGCTTCGTCGTACGAGATGCCGGCTCGCAGCGTCATCCTTCCGTACCGGCTTTCAAACTCCCTGTCGTCCATCTGTTGCCGCAGCTCGTAGCCAGGGCGATACACGGTCGCTTGGCTTGTAGCACCGAACTCGCCGTTAGGGTTGCCGAACGGGGTTTCGACTTGAACGGGCACCCACCCAGCGGCCTCCAAGTCTGGCCTTGCGCCGAGCCTTCCTGGTGCGCCCTGCCTGTTTGGCCAATTTCCAAGCTGCTGGTCGCCGCGATTGTTGGACAGGGGGTCGTACGGGCCAGCTGCAATGCCATACCCGACAGTCCCGTCTTCGCCAATCACCGGGATCCTGCCACGCGAGTACTCGTCGTAGTCTCTTTGCGAAGGAAGCACACCAGTCGTTACGCCATTGCCGTCAACAATGGGCTTCCGCTCGTCGTACGCCGCCGACTCTTCGACGCTGCCAAACCTCCTTGGAGTCGCTGCGCGATTGTCAAACCCGCGAGGGCCTGGCGACGAATGCCGCTGCGCCCCGGCTTCGCTGAACCGCCGGTCAAGGTCCGCTTCGCCGGCGGCAGCACGCTCTCTCTTCCACTGATCAAACGCTTCAGGCCCTGTGTAGCCAAGTTCTTGACCAGGGTGTATCTCTCCGCGAGCAGCCATCCTGGTAAGCCTTTCTTGCTCTGACCTACGCCAATTGTCGAATGCATACTCGTCGTCTGTCATGCCCGGCCGGTATCCAAGGGTTCGGCCCTCCGCGTCCCACGCATCACTCCCAATCACAGGACTGCCGCGATCATTCGATTCGTAGTAGTCAGTCTGAGTTTGCAGGTCGTCCATGTACGCTTGCGGCGTAAGGCCGGAAATCTGAGTTGAAGGGGCTCCCGCCGTCCTGCTCTCTTGCCCGGACGTGACGCCGCCGCTGGTCGAATGCCTTGCGGCAATCGCAGCGGCTTCTTCCATTGTTATCGGCTTCCCGCGTGCCTCGGCCTCACGCATGATCGATTCAGTCAGTGCAAACAAGTCGCTCATCAGTAGCTCCCCATGCGCGAGTCACGCCGTTGTTGGATTTCGTCCGCCGCCCTCTGCCGACGTGGGCTGCTGTTGCGCAAAACGGCGTCTCGCTCCATCTGTGTCATGCTGACAACCCCTCTGGCAATGCCTTCCGCTCGGTTTGGCTCAACGCCAGCGTCAAGCAGGGCGTCCCGAGTGTTGGCTTGAGGCGTCCCTGGCCGAAGTTCGTACTCCATGGACCGCTCGCCCTGCGAAGCCCACAGTTGAGACTCGGGGCGGGCGGGCTTCCTCGCCGGTTGTTGCAGAGGCTGCCCGGCGAAGTGCTTGTCAAGCAAGTCTGCCGCAAGTCGCGACATGTCCTGCTGTTGTGGAACGCGGTCGTATTGAGTCTGATCGGATGTCGCAGGCACCTTCTCCTCGCCGGCCTGATCCGTGAGGTCGCCTGGAGAGGTCGCCCAGTCGTACCCATACTTGCCGGCGGCCAGTGCAGCTGCCCCGCCAGCAACGAGCAGCGGATTTACTCCGCGACTGCGTCTGCGAGGCGACTGCCTGACGGATATGTCTCGCGGGCCGGGAACGGAAAGCCCGGTTGGGTCGAAGGACTGCGGCGGGATGTCGCCACCCATCTGGAATCCAGCCTCGGAGCCAGGGTTCCGCAAGATATCCCTGGGTGGAGCGACAATCATCTCGCCGGCAGAGGATGTTGGTACGCGGCCTCCGTTCCTGCCCATCTGGAACCCGGCCTCGCGAAGGTCGGGTGGCACGGAGAGCATTTGGTTTGCGGGGGTAGGAGGCGCGGACTTCATCTTTTGCAGAAGCAGCATTGCCTCAAACATCGCGGCCTTGTCGCGCACCTTCACCCGAGCGCCAAGCTCAAGCGGCAGCAGGCCGAGGACTTCCGGTCGCATGAGGATGTCTTCAATGCTGCCAGCCACGGCGCCTTCGACAACACCCATTCGCTTCTCGGCAGCGGCGCTTGCGCGGTTTGCGTTTGCGCCAGACCCAGTGGAGGCTGCGTCAACAATCTGTTTGCGGATTCCCATTACTTCCTCCTAGACGATGAACTTACGGGGCCGACCCGCCTGCGAGTTGGATAGGCGGGCACGGGCGGCTGCTCTTCTTCCTGGTCGTCACGCACCGCAGGAAAAAAGCCATCGTCCGCAAGTTGCCTAGCGGCCAGGCCGACAGCCGCACCCGGAATCACGCCGTATCCGAGAATCTTTCTGACTGCGTCCCCCGCCGTGTCGTCTACGGCAAAGTCGCCCGGCAGGAAGTTTTCGCGTTCAACCTTCATCGACACAGGAGATAGCGGGGCGAGCCGAGCCATCAGCCTGTCGATGAAGTCTGCTTGTCTCCCGGCTACGTCTACAGCGTCTCCCACCGCAGTAGGGTCGACGGCGCCGCCTGCGGTGGGCGATTTTGAAGATCCCGGAATCCTGATTGTCGGAATTGCGACTGGCCCCGGCGACTCCCGAACGATCATTCCCGTGCCTTGCGGGTAGTATCGCCGTGGCCCGGCGTCAGGATTGTGCGCAGGCGGCGGTTTCTGCGGACCAAGATCTGCCATGCTTCGGACTCGCGATTGCGATTGCACAAGCTTGGCATTCTCAGCCATGGCAGCGGCGGCCTCGCTGAGTCTCCCCTGCCGCACAAGGTCGGCAACGTCTGGCGGAAGGTCGGCCATGCGACTCTTGTTGTAGAACGCAAGGAACTCCTCAAGGCCCTTTTTCTTAGCCATCAGTCGTCCAGCTCCTCTTCTTCTTCCACCTCGGGGGTCTTTGGTTTGCCGTGCATCTCCTCGTCCAGGTCGGCGAGGTCGTTCTTCTCAGGCTTCTTCTTTCTTTGAGAAAGCTGGTTGAGGATCTTTGTTTCTTCCCCGTCGTCAGCAGCAAGCAGTTGACCAACGAGACGCTTGAGCGCGCTCTTGGTGAGATCGTCAAGAGAAAAGTCAGTCTTCACCCTAGTAGTCCTTTCAATAGTCCAGAGGCATTGTCGGCCTGCCGCATCGCGTTTAGCTGTTGTGCCGGATCAGGCAACGATTGCCTTTGCCCAAAGAGCCCTCCCAGCATGCCGGCGAAGGCTTGCTGTTGGTTCAGTCTGTTCATCTGGTCAGCGTAGGCCTGCTGCGAGTTAAATGCCCCAAGGTTCTGCGCCATCGACTCTTGCTGTTGCTGGCCTTGCAGAACTGCGTTTGAGTTGAACGCGGCTGTGTCAGCGTCTTGGCTGTACGCCTTGGCGATTCCGTCAGCAAGATTTGCCGCAGCGTCAATTCCTGCTTGGTTCATCTGCGCGCCGCCGCGAGACAAGCCGCCACGGTCGTAGTCTTTAGCGGCAAATCGCGGATCGCCAGCCGCGAGGGCCTGGGCGTATGCGTTGTTGAACTGGGCGTTCCTGTTTTGTTGCGTGACGCCCTGCGTGACAGGGCGTGTCAGCTGTACTTGGTTCAACCGAACAGCCCTCCCATGATGTTGTTCTGCATGCCGCGCATCAGGTCCATTCGTCCTTGGTACACCTTGCGCTGATTCTCCTGGTCCTGAGACAGGTTGCTAAGGCCTTGCAGCACAAGTGCGTTTTCGGCTTGCTGCTTTGCGAGCGCATAGTCTGTATTGGCGCGATCGGCGTTGACGTTGTAGTCGGCCGCGACCTGCCCAGCGCGGGAACGCATTACGTCTCCGTGCGCACCCTCGTATCCGTACGGAGACACTAGCCCCTCCAGTGCGCGCATCTGCGGCGTAACCGGAGGTTTATTCTGAAGCGACGTGTTGTACTGAAACTGCGGCATCAGCCTCTCCATCCGAGATTGAGACTCGGCCGACCAAGCAGGGATTGCAGGCTTGCTGGGACCTGGGACGGATCAATGTCGTACAGCCCTCTCCCGGATGGCGGAGTTGATGGAACGTAGTTGGCAACAGGCTGTCTCGGCCCGGCCCCCTGCCTTGCGAGCGCTGCGGCTGCCTGCGCCCCGGTCATCGCCGTGTGCCCCGCTGGCGTTCCATATGCAGCGTCGTTTCGCATGATCTGCCCAGTCGGGCTTGCCATGTACACTGGACTGCTGCCTCTCTGCCGCGCCTCACGCATGGCGTTCTCATGGGCGATCTGCTCGCCAGCAACCCTTCCGGCTTGGGCCGTCCGAAGGGCGTGGGCTTGGTCGTAGACGGGAGCTAGGTAGTTGCCTCCGTCACGCTTCCCAGACATCCAGTTCCCAACGGAACCATCGTAGATGTTCTTCACATCTGCTCTTGCATTGCTCGCGCCAGTCGCAAGGTCGCCACGGACAGCGTCTACGTTGCGCACCGCGTTGCCGTACCCTCCACTCATTGCGGCCCCAACGCCACCGAGTTGATTCCCGGCGCTTGAATACCCAGCCGTCAAGAGCCCGAGGATGCCGTCCTGCGAAGCTGTGTTGGTCTTGGCTGCGCCGTAATACTGGTCCATTCCCCTGCGAATGTTGTTGTAGCCCTGCCCGCCGAGAGTGCGGAGGGCCCCGAGGCTCTGCTCAAGCATCTGTGCAGGCACTCCTGCCGCAGCCGCATTGGCGGCATTGAGACTACCGATTCCGCTGTTGTAAGAGCCCAGAATAGAAGACGTGTCGGCCTGACTCATGGCGTCGCGTTGAGCGCCAGCTAGCCCGCCGAGCGCGCTGTTGATGCCAGACATGCCAGCACCAAGCGAAGCGCGGAACGCATCCATCTGCGGACCAGTAACTTGGCTTGCACGCTGAGTGTTCCTTGCGTACGAGTCGTTGTCCCCGTACGTCTCGCTAAAAGCATTGCGGCTTCCGCTCATGTCGTAAGCGTTGTTGCCGGAACCGTATACGTTGCCGTACATGCTGCCAACGTCTCCGCCGTACGACCCGCTTGCGATCATTCCGTCTGGGCCACTGGCCTGAAACGTCTGCGGATAGCCTCCGCCGTAGCCACTTCCGTAGCCTCCGCCGTAGCCGCCCGAGCCTCCGCCATACATGCTGGCAGTGTCTCGCGAGTAGCCTCCGGTGCTTTGGCGGTTGCGGGCAGTCTGGTCCTGGTAGTTGTCTGTGCGGCTTGTCTGGCTGGCCTGGAGTCCCGCGCCGCCCAGCTGTGCCGCAGAGCCACCAAGGCCTGCGTAGGCGTTCCCGAGCCCGGCAAGGGCGTTGTTACGAGACTGCCCCAGGGCCGACAGAGCGCCCTGGTTGGCGTTCATCGCCTGCCCCATGGCAAGGTTGTAAGCCTGCTGCTGCAAGCCGTAGGCCCCCATGGCGGCGTTCATGCCGCTCCCGTAGGCACCGAGGGCGCTGGAGGCGATGTTCCCAAGGGCAGCCTGTCTGGCAGCTTCGGCTGCGGAGTTTGCTGTCGCCTGCGATCCGTAGTTATTTCCGACATTCCCCAGCCCGGCGGCGTAGGTCGCGTAGTTCTGGGAGGCATTGCTGCCAAGCCCTCCGAGCCCAGCGGTGTACGCCCCGTAGGTGTTGGCGTAGTTGCCGCCTTGAGCGCCCGTGTTGCCAGCGTAATTGCCGTAAATGTCGGCACTCAAGGAGCCGAAGCTGGCTGGCTGCGACCAGATGTGCGACAGCACATTGCCGTCTGACGCCGCGCGGGCCGCCCCAACTTGCCCCTGCGCAGCTGCATTGGCTGCGTTTTCTTGCGATTGGGCCTGCCGGTTGGTAGACGCCAGTCTGGCGTTGATCAGGTCATTGATGTTCACTGGCAATCTCCTTGCTAGTCATTGTCCGTTTCTTTCCGCCGGCGGGCCGAATGCGCGATACGTCACAACGTCGGTCGGGGCGTCAATGGACGCTTCGTACTCCGGTATCTCCAGCTGCCTAGTTTCCGTAGAGGGAGTACACGTCTCGGGATTAAAGACCTCCACTTCGTATTCAACCGTCCTCGCCGGGATGTAAACCTTCAGGCTGTCGACAACTGGAACCTGAATGTCGATTGGATTTCCGAAGGGAAACGGCGGCGGCGGTGGAGCTCTTGGTGGCGTGATAATCGGAAACGGGACGGGGACAAGCATTCCCGGAGAGCCTGGAGCGCCGTCGCGGCCGTCTCTGCCGTCGCGGCCAGGCTGCCCAGGAGGGCCTGTGGGACCCTCAACAGGGTTCCCGTTGATGTTTGTCACATTGAGGTTGGTGGTGCTGCTGGTGTTGGTGGTGTTGTTGTTGATGTATGTGTTCTGGAAGTAGGTATCTCCAGCGAAGCTGTTGTTTGTCGGCCCCTCGTAGTAGTTGAATTCTTGCGTCGTCGGGAATGAAAACTCAGAAGTGTTGAAGTTGTTGTTGATCGTCGGGCCGTAGCTGTCGCCGAGGTCAATGCGAACGTCACCAGGGCCGAGGTCCGGCGGCATGATGTTGATTGGCGGCTGCGGGTACGGGAAGATCGGGTTGAGTGGCCCGAAGATTGGATTGAAGCTGTTCTGAAAGTAGTTGTTGTATTGCTGGTAGTTGGTGGTGTTGTACCCAAACGAATTGTTGGTGGTCGGGTACTCGCCCGCACGCAGGTAAAACGTATTTGGCTGAACGCTAACTGGGCCTCGCTGCGTGACAGGCTGGTTGCAGTTCCCAAGTGCCTGCGTGAAGGCCTTCAGTGTCGTCGGGTCAAGGGTCTTCTGGAGAGCCTTGACGACTGACGGCATTGTGTTGGTCAGCATCAGCCAGCTCCATCGATAGCGATGCCGTGAATGACGACTGCGTTACCCGTAGTCCCCGCCTGAGTGCCTGCGAGTTCGGCTGCAATGTGCTTGTCGGCGCCGGCTGATCGCGGATCGTTCCGGCCTGTGTGATAGGCACGCGCAGTGCCGCTTGCGTCGCCAAGCGCAGAGCGAGAGAGCTTCATGTTGAGGCTCGTCTGCGTGCCACCGGAGGTGGAGAAGCCGTCGCCACGGTCTGACGCCACAGCATTCTCGCGCGGCGTCTGCGAGTTGTTGTAGTACATCCGCAGATTCAGCAGGGAGTCATCCGCAGTCGGCTTGTAGACGACCGTGAACGCGCGACTCCCTTGCCTGTCGTCCGTCAACGGCATGTTGCCGGAACGGAACCTGTAGGCCACCGCCGACCCATCTTGGTCGGTAACGCCAGAGGATTTTAGGAAGTCGCCTCCGGCGGAGGTGATTGTCTGGTATCGCTCATTGAGGACGGCTGTGCATGTCGCGGTGACGGGCTCTGGGTATTCTTCTTCCCACCATGCTTGCGTCGCAACGCAATAGCACAACGCGCGAACCGGAGCCGCATCGCCTGCTTGACAGTAATGGAATCGCACCGTCTTGGTGTCGTAGTCGGAAGACATGTGGAATTGCGACGACTTCGACATGTCGACAACGCCGTCTCGCCACAAGTTGTCGACCGGAACCGAGATCGGCTCCTCCTGCATTCCGTCGAAGGCGTACACGCCAAAACTGTCTGCCAAGAACGCGACGCCGCCCATGACCGTCCAGCACTGGGAGTTCAGAATCCCCCTGTAGCCGACGAGCGAAATCGAAGCGTCGATCACCGGCTGGGCAACGTAGCTCAACTTATACAAGTGGGCGTCTTGCGCGATGAGCAGGTCTGTCGCAAGCGGAACAAGGGCTTTGATCTTGTCGGGCGTGCCAGCGTTCTGCTGGACAACCAACTCGTTGAAGGCGGGGACAGACTCGGGCTCGTCAATTTCCGAAAACAGCAAGGAGTTCGGGCGCTCGCCAGTTGTGTCAACCGAGAACCAAGCTCGGTCTTGGAACATCACGCCGACAGCGTAGTTGCCAGGGCAGACGCCAAACCTTCTTGCGTTGACCTGCCCAGAAGGAAGGTTGATTGGCATCAAGCCGTAGCCGTCTCGCTGAGAATCGATCAGCTCAGGCTCAGACAGGCTGTCCTCGTAGCCGCCCGACCATTCGGGGTCTGTACGCAGTATGGTGGCGACGCGGAACAGCACGGTCGCTTGGTCGGCGGTAGTCCTCCACAGCTCCATTGCGTGAACGCGGTCATCGACTGCGTCATGCGTGAAAGACCAGTCCAGCCTGCCTGAGCCTTCCGGCACGTCGATCTCAACGGTGTCCGAGATTGACGACGCAACCGGCCCACGGCGACGGCGTTCCGTGTCGTCTATGTACCGTATTGCACACAGGTACTTGCCCTTCATTGAGGACGAGAGTTCTGCCGTTGCCTCTGCCGTTGTGTCCAGAATCAGCGCTGTCGGAGTCTCCTTGTATTCCCCTCCAGAGATTACGCTCACGCCGGTAATCTGGCCGTCAGAATTCACGGCGACAGTGGCGGCAGCGCCGCGTCCAACAGTGTCCGTTTCGGCAGGGCGGATGGTCAGCACGGGTGCCGCGTAATAACCAGAACCGCTAGTGGCAGCGACAATGGATGCGACTCGGTATCGCATGTCTGCCGTGACAACGGCGCCCGTTCCGCCGCCGCCAACAACGGCAACCGTAGAGCCTGTCGTCGCCCCAGTCCCGCTGGCCAGCACATTCACGCGGACGACTTGTGAGTCTTGAACAATAACCGATGCGTTCGGCCTGTTGATGCCTGAGCTTGTAAGGCCGTACTGCGTTCCAAACTCTACACGCGCAGGCGGTATGATCGCAGTCCCGCCAGAAACGTCTGTAGTGAACGCGACGGGCTTGGTGGCTGCGAGTGACGACAAGACTTTAAAGGAATCGGCGTCCACCTCTGTCGCGTAGTACTTGGTGTCGATGGAGAGCCCGGCTCCGCCAGTGAGCCGCGAGAACTGCACAGTACTGCCAGCCATTAGCCCGTGGTTGGGAACGTGCAGGTACAGGTGCTGATTGGGGTCGACAAGCCGCCCAGCAGTGATCGCCGTCGTCAGCGTGATCGGAGTGCCAGCAGGCTCCGTAGCCGCCTTGAGTTGCGTAGCGTTGACCGCCACCGCGTAGTAGTTGGCGTTGACCGCAAGGTCCGCGTTGCCGGAAATCGAAGAGAGGTAAAACAGGTCATCTTCAACCAGGCCGTGCGTGCCGGCGTTGATGTAGTCGCTGCCCAAGGTAGACGTGACAGCAATCGCAGCGACTCCGGTAACAGCCTGTTGCGTGCCGTAGCCGTATCCTCCCGCGACGACGGACACCGAGTTGACGCCGCCAATCACGCTGACATCAAACTGCGAGGGATCGCCGATGCCGCCGGTGAACGTGACCGTTGGCGTACTCTGGTATCCCTTGCCACGGTTCGTAAGACGCACGCCCGAGACTCGCCCGCCCTGCATTATGGCTCGCCCTTCAGCCGCCTCTGTCGGCGACCCGCCAGAGATTGTGACGACAGGCTCTGAGACATACCCGCCGCCCTGCCGCACCATGGTGATGTCGCGGATGTATTTCCCAGCGGTCGTCCCCGAAGACACAGATGGCGCGAGGGCTGGCTTCACAATGCCAATCGGCTCGGCCGTTGTGGCAGCGTTGTCCCAGCGGATTCCTCGCCCCATGCCATCGACGCCGTAGACATCGCCAAAACGGCCCTGGAAGAACGACATCGGGCGGAAGCTGCCGGCGTAGACCTTGGCCTCGGCTTCAGCGCCGGACCCGCCACCGCCGTTAAGGGTCACGCTCGGAGCCGACGTGTAGTCCGCTCCTTGGTTGACGACGACAACAGACTCCACCCTTGTGCCAGCCATGTGGCAAATTGCCGTTGCGCCAGCACCACCGCCGCCGGCAAACGAAACAGTGGGGGCGGATGCGTACCCGCCGCCCGAGGTCACAAGATTCACTGCGACGATGCCGCCAGTCGTACGAGAGGTAAGCATTACGAGGGGTTCTCTGCGACGAAGACTTGGCCAGACGAGTTCTGGTAGATGACCTTCTCAACGCCTCCGTATGGAGTCCGCATGGCCTTCACAACGGGGATTGTGGTTCCAGCCGAGGTGCCCCAAGTCACAGCAGTCGCACCCTTGCGGCAGACAAGCTGGCCAGGATTGATGACTTGCAGGTTGACCTGCGTTACGGCGGCGCCCGGAGGCAGGGAATAGGGGCTGGCGTTGGTGACCAAGCCGGCCCATTTCTCAATAGTGATCATGCGTAGTTGAAGTTGTCCGCGAGGAGTGGGCTTCGCCAGCCGCCGTCGCTCCATATCTGCTGCGACCTGCCAGAAAGTGGCGCGAGCTGGTCTGATTCCATGGCGAGGCGAAGGTCACGCTGGTAGAGCGAGTACTTTTCTTCGACGTTGCTGCTGCGAATGCGGGCGAGCCAGTACTCGGCCCCCGACAGCATGCAGTTGTGCATGTGCTGCGGCAGATCGATGGGATCGGTGACGAGATACTTCGTACCGCCGGCGGCAGTGACACTGTCTGACAAGGTCGCATCCGTAGCCCCGCCAACGGCTGCGACCTTCGACTCCGCCACATAGGGCGAGATTGACGTGATCGGGCCAGGAGAGTTTGACGTGTCGCCAAACCGCATCACGGCTCCGACCATCGAAGACGACAGGGTTGTCGTTGAACCCGTCACGCTTGTGCCGCTAGATGTGACAGTGCCAGCGCGGGCAGCCGTCTCATGGCCGCTCCACCGCAGGGACCGCAGCGAGCGGCGGTAGGTGAAGTCCACAGTCTCAACGGACGTTGGGTAGCCGATGAGCTTCAGTACATAGCCGTCGCCGTTCGGGTCTTTGATCACCGTCCAGTTGAGCGGAGCGCCAGTCTGGTTGTTGACTCGCTCCATCTTCATCGCTTCGTCTGGCGTGATGTAAGACCCAGACCACCAGTTGAACTCGTCAGACGGCTCGTCCAGGTTGCGGAAGTCCGATGGCAGAGGGTACAGGGTCTTGTAGAAGGTGACCGCATCGCCAGACGTGAGCGACGGAAACTGCACGTCGTCGTCAAGCACATAGACGCTGGAGCTTGTGCGAGACTTGATGCGGGCGACCACTTGGCCCTTCTGGACATGCGTAAAGCTCGTCCCAATCAGGCCGCTGGAGAGCGTCAGGGTGCCGCTGGAGTACGAATCGACAGAGCCAGTCTCAGGGGCAACAGTAATGACGCGGCCGTGGACATGCTGCCATGACCAGTCCTTGATGTTCGACAGCTCCGCGTAGCAACGGTGGACTGCTGTGCGAATGTCTCGCTGCTCGGCGTCTTGCGGGCCGCCGAACGATGCCGAGATGAGATGCTCTACAACGTCAAAATAGGTAAGCATCAGTCCTCCAGCCATCGCTTCACAGCAGCCTTGCCGGCGTACCCAGAGACGCGGTCGACCTCCTTGCCGTCCTCGTAGAGGATCAGCGTTGGAACGAGCCTGACGTTTTTCTGCCGCCCATCCTTGGCTCGCAGAAAACGCACGTCGCGATCACCGAACATGTCGGGCGACTTGGCGTAATCGGCCTTGAGCTGCTGGCACGGAGGGCAAGTAGGCTCCGTGTAAACCTCCAAGTGCTGGACACCAGCGGCGAGGAGAAGCAAAAACGCGAACATCAGTAGGCTCCTGGGTCCTACTGGCTAATGTCCGCGACGGCCGAATCCGGGTGTCACGCCGCAGAAAACGCGAAGCAACGCCCTGTTACGAAACCTCTGCCCAAAGTTATTCCGGCATAGGTTCCGGCACAGGCAGCAATGCCATCGCTTCGGCAATCGGCATGATCTCAATCTCGCTGAACCGCGACGGGTCCAGTTTGCCGAACCCCACGCGATAAAGCCCCGAAGGTACTTCACTGAGGATGTCTGCCGTGAGCAGATACCGTCCATCGGTCAACGCAACACCCTTGGCAATGAACTGAGTCGGCTCCTCTGCCTGCACTTCCTGAAGCCGGTCGGCCAACTCCTGCGAGTACACCATGCCGTACTGCTGCCCGTACTCATAAGACACGGGGAGAAACGGCAACAACTCTGCAAGCGTGGTGGGGTTCGCGGGTGGCGGCGTTGGCTGTGGGTCAAGGTCTTCTGGCATGAGAGGACTCCTATGGAATGGCTGCGGCGATTTGTGAGACGAGTGTGGAGACGCGGGCGTCTAGGAGAGCAAGGTCCGAGATGGCAGAGCCGATGGAATAGAAGGCAATGCGGGCAGAAGAAAACGCCGAAAACGAAACGCCGTCGTTGCTGCGGGTATACAACAGGACATTGCGAGTGTCTGTTGTTTCTGACGCGGCAACTTTTGTTCCACTTCCTTGCGGTGTCAGGAAGTCGAAAGAACTGCCATTTCCCCTAGATATTGAGTATAGCCCAGCAGAGGCCGCGCCAACCTGTTGCTCAAAGAGCGTATTGCTTCTTGAAAACAGTCGCGTGGCTGGCGTAGAGGTTATGTCAAGATAGTTTTGCCCATCTAGGTTTGAAGAACTTGCAAGCAATACGCCGACCGCCGGGGTGGTGACATAAGCAGCGTTGTGATTGTCATTCTGCGGGTCCGCGTTATTCGCCCTGTTCGTATCAATGTAAGTCCCTGACGCTTGCACCCCGACAAGCCCCGTCTCTCGGTTGTAATTGGAAGATGTAAAGTTGTATGCGGTTGGCGTGCTGCGATCTTGTCGGATGCTGAGTTCTTCGATGGTGACGGAGAAGACTCTCGCAACGTCTGTCCTGCACTGGATTTCCAACCATCCACCAGCGGCGACGACGACGCCAGAAAACTCTCCTGTTGCCGCGTTATAGGAGACAGGAATAGTGCCGAACAAAATGGCATTGACGTTTGCCGTGTCACCCGTCAGCCGGCCTGTCACCAGCCACCTCTTGCCGCCGCTGCCAGCATAAGAGAACGAGTACCGTGGGTAACTCCCCCGGCTGTCGCTTGCAGGATCGTTGTTGCTCATTGTGCGAGATGCTGCATCCCACTCGCCAGACGTTCCGGCGTCGGAAATCAAAGGCGTCGGCAGATTCTCAATGTCAACCAACTCAGGACCGTAGTCCACTGACAGCGGCACCAACGCACCGGCAATCGTCCGTGCGCCGCAGAGTATGCAGGAAGCCTTGATCGCATCCCAGATGCCGTCTTTCCGGCAGCCTACTATGAATGAATTGATCGCCTTCTTCACCCCGGTTTCCAAGTACGCCCCGTCAGCGGCTTCCACGGCGCGGATGTAATTGACCGACTCTGGCTCAAATCCGTCTTCGTCAATCGCTCGCAAGTCCGACATCAGCGTGGAGACTGCGGAGTCCAACGCGGCAAGGTCCGTGGATGAGCCGATGGAGTACCAGGAGAGGGTGGCGTTGCTGAATGCCGTGCCGGGGCGAGCAAACACTTTTATGTTTCCTGACGACGGCGACTCAGAAGTTGCCGCAATCGCATCGGTTCCATCTTTCGCGCGTATGCTGAACGTGCTGGACGATGACCGCGAATGGCCGATGAAGCCAGTCGCGTCTCCCTTCGCCACCGTGTTGCCGAACTGCGAGCGATTGCGAACAAAGAGGTTTGTGGCGACCCCGCTTCTGCCGAGATTGTTATCACCAACAGATTGCGCGCCTGAGTCTATGTAGTAGCCAGTCGCACCGCTGCTCTCGGCGGCTGAAATCCACACGGCATTGTGATTGTCATCCTTCCCGTCAGCGTTGTTTGCCCTGTTGCTGTCAAGGTACTTGGTGCTGCCATTACCCCTCAATCCAATCCCGGGGTCAAGGTCCGCGTCCTGAAACAACCCGCCGCCGTTCGTCGGCGCACTTCCCTTGAACGGATACAACGCACCCGCGAGATTCGTCCACCCGGCCATGATCGCGGCTGACCCAATGTCGTCATACAATCCCGCGCTCTTCAGCGTGCGAACGAAGCGGTCGATGGCATCAGCCTTGTCCTTGACGCTCATAGTGCTCCTCCGGCAGCATAGGCCGCTGTGATGTACGCGATGGTCGCCGGGTCGTAATCGTTGGGCAACAAGCCCGTCAGTGTGTGGAAGCGAATCGCGGTGACAAGGTTGGTGACTCGCTCGTCCAACGCGGCAAGGTCGATTGCTGTGCCCGCGCTGTAAAAGGCAAGGCGACCCGAACTTTTCTCTGTTGCAGTCCCATCAAGGTTGTATGCAAAAACAAAGTTATTGCCAGTTGGTGACGCTACTGCTGCTCGCTCTGCTGAATAATCAACGCCAGCCACCCTGCCGGATACAGTGCCGCCTGAACGCGACATCCCGTGCATTCCCGTAAGGTTGCCAATGCCTGTACCTGTAAAAAAGAAACTTGATGTCCTTGAATAGAAGTATGCTCTGTCGGCTGCGCGAACTATGTCATAAGCATTGGCGGCGGCATTTGCAGTGCCTATCTTTGAGTGCGTGGCGGCTCCGGATGCTTCTGTGGCATAGCAGGCGAGATGTTGATCTTCCAGCGGCGTTTCGTTTCCAGCAAAATTGCTGTCAAGATATTTCGTCGTTGCGTTGCCCTTCAGCCCCGGCGTGCTTCCGCTGCGGGAGTAGTCGCCGCTGGCCCAAGAGCCAAATGCAGTCGGCGTGAACGAGTCTTCGCGGATGCTCAGGGATTCGATGCGGACTGAGGACGGCGCTAGGGTTCCGTTGAGCAAAAACTGGATGCTTGCAGCAGGGCATACGGCA